CTCTAGTTCTTCTTCGTCTTCTTCTTCGTCATAATCGGGCTCTAGATAGTACCGATCGTAATAAAAGCCTATTTCATTAGTCCAACCAGTCATTAGTCAATACTCCACACTTGTTTTTGCCATAGTAGCGCCATGCGTGATCCCTCGTATTTGTTCTCAGGATCATCCACAGAGACGAACGAATCGTATTTATATGGGTTGTACGTGATCTTGTCAAGTATATCACCGGCATTGAATGAGCGTCTACTGATCCATTCACCGGCAATACCCGCATGAACATTCTTTTGTTGCTCTCGAAGTACTCTAGCACGTCCTGAGGCGCTCACTACGGGCTTTGCATCCTTGAGCCATACCTCATCTCTATGGGCGATCACTTTGCCCTTCTGTGGTCCTTCTAGGGCCTTGATTGACCAAACGTGCTTGTGTAGGTTGTAGTATACGAAAACTCTCATAGTGTGCCCATCCATTCAGGTGCGTTGCGTTTTGTGTACGCAAACAGGTTGCTTTTGTTTGTCTTGTAGTAGTTGCGATAGCCTAGCAAAGGAATATCACGTTTGCAATCCTCTGGCATTGCCTGTGGTATCTCAGTCAATCCATTGTCATATAGATTGTCGGGTGCATTGCTCAGGGCCGACAACAATTGACTAGTCTTGTGCTCTTTGCCATAGCGTATACGGTATTCGTCAATCAACTCTTTGAACAAACTATAGAGCCATTTGTAGTTGCTTTTGCTTTGGCGTACCCATACAGCGCTTGGGTGGTTCCTGTGCGTCGCTTTGTACAGTGTATGCTCTCGATCATCAGGCAATGCCCAACGCTTGATCTTTGAACCATTGGCCGTGCGATCGGTCCATTCGTCACCGTCGATCATCCTGTGCGCAGTCGACAGCAACTGAGCATACTCAAGGATCATCTTGACAACATGCTTGTCATAGTGTGCTTGGGCGCATGCCTTTGGGTCTGAGTCTAGGTAGAAGATGTTCATATTGCAAAACCTCGCTTGATTGCAAATTCTTTGGTCGCTTTGGTGCCCTTGAGTTTCAGACCTACGATAGCGCCTTTGAAATCCTCAAAGCGTCTATCGTGATCGTCACCGTTGATCACAGGGCGGTTGAAGTGTACCTGTGGCACCTCAGAGGCAAACACTATAGCGACATTGGTCCCAGAGTCAAGCACCTTGAGCACCTGAGTTTCTGTGTGGTTCTCGTGCTTGCTGAATGTCAAGTCGACATTGGGAAACTCTTTGAATTTCTCGACTAGCTCAGGGCGTTTGGTGTACTCGTAGAATTGCACCTCAGGGAATGCTTGATAGACCTCAGACCAATCTAGATCAGAGGTACCATTCAAGCGACATGCTAGTTTTTTGCCTTGCTTCATTGCCTGTGCTAGTGCTTGCATGATCTCACCCTTGAGTTGCATCATGAACACCTCAGGATCATTGAAGTATAGCTCAGTGCGTGCCTTGCGTGCATTGACTGCATTGGGCATGACCATCCGACCTGAGTTGATCAGGCATGACTTGCGACATCCCGCAGACGCTCCAAGGCAAACCTCTTTGTTGTATAGCGGATCAAGGTACATGATCACATTCACCCAATCATCATTCTGTGACTTGTCAATCTTTGTTGCTTGTGTAGTCAATAGTTTGGTCATGATTACACCTCCAATAGTTTGTAGTGGTGGATTATTTGTTGAATGTCTTCAATCTCTAAGTTATATCTCTTCGCGAGTCCTGAAATAGTCCAACCATTCTCCATGTATAGGTAGTAGATGTCTGCTTCTGTGCAAGGTGTCATTGTTTTGTTTCCTCTGTTTGATCTTGAATATGGGTCCATTATAGACAATCAACTGACCAATGCAACACAATATCAAGATCATTTTGGAATATACTCTAGATCATTCAGGAATATCACTATAGACATATATAGGAACGCACGCACGCATAGCACAATAGAATGCCTGTGTCAATGCCTGTGTGACTGACTAGCATGGATTCCTGTGCATGTCAATAGGGTGCCTGAGTAGTGCCTGAGTAGTTCCTGAGTGTACCCTATCGCACCCTCACACCCTACCTTTTGGAATCACATGCAACCCCTGTGGATATCCTGTGGATAACTATCCCTGTGTATATCCTGTGGATAACTTATGCACAAGTGGATAACCCCTGTGGATAAGTCACCTGTGGATATCCTGTGGGTAACTTTTGCCTACCCCGGGGGCCCCTGTGGTGCTATAGAATATATTTATGTACCTACTCAGGCACAAAATAGGGTGATTTTGGACCCTAAAATAATAAAAAAGTAGACCCCTGTGAAACACCTGTGTGAAACACCTAAGTAATTGATGCCTAAAGGGTTCTAATGTATAAAAAAGTAGCACAAAAGTACCCTCAGGGGCTTGACAAAGGGACACAGGCGGGGACACAATAGAAATACATTGACAATCTAAGAAAAATATGTTATAATTATACTATACTTAAGTAATCTTAACCCACCAATGAGTGATCGTTAAGTAGTTATCATTTTAAATAACAATCATACACCCTTAAGCACCCTTAAGTAGGAGAATGTATGTCTGAAGACAATAAACAAGAAAGTAAAAAAATAGGTCGACCAAAAAAGACTGACCTTAAGGCTAACTCTAAAGGTGGTCGAGGTCAGGTAGGTCGTCCTAAAGGTGATGCTTCGATCATCAACGAATATAAAGCTAGGATGTTAGCCTCGCCTAAGAGTAGGAAGGTCTTAGATGCTATCTTCGATGCAGCACTTAACGATGACCATAAGAACCAAGCAGCAGCATGGAAGCTAGTCATGGACCGAATACTACCCACAGCAGCCTTTGAGAAGGATGTCGTTAAAGGTGGTGGTCGTAATGCTATCCAGATCAACATCACTGGAGTCGGGGGAGACACTCAGGTAGTCTCAGGGGACCCAGAAGAAGATGTAATCGATGGTGAATATAATGAGCAATGAGTTGAATGTCGAGCTACTCCCGTGGCAACAGGAGGTCTGGAATGACCCCACTCGATTCAAGATCATTGCAGCAGGACGTCGTACTGGTAAATCAAGACTAGCTGCTTGGATGTTAATCATCTATGCTCTTCAGGCACAGAAGGGTCATGTGTTCTACGTAGCACCAACACAAGGACAAGCAAGGGACATCATGTGGCAGACACTGATGGAACTAGCACATCCAGTGATCAAGACTACACACATCAATAACCTTCAGATCACCCTAATCAATGGAGCTACCATTGCACTCAAGGGTGCTGATAGACCTGAGACTATGCGTGGTGTGTCTCTTAAGTTTCTAGTCCTCGATGAATATGCAGACATGAAACCCACGGTCTGGGAGCAGATCTTACGTCCTGCCCTTGCCGACCAAAAGGGTGATGCAATGTTCATAGGTACTCCAATGGGGAGGAACCACTTCTATGACTTATACACCTATGCGGCACAGGAGGATGATCCAACGTACAAGGCGTGGCACTTCACCTCGTATGATAACCCCCTTCTTGATCCGGAAGAGATTGACGTTGCCAAGAAATCAATGTCGTCGTATGCATTCCGTCAGGAATTCATGGCCTCTTTTGAGGCTCTGGGATCTGAGATATTCAAGGAGGATTGGGTATCGTTTGGTGAGGAGCCAGATGAAGGTGACTACTACATTGCAGTTGACCTTGCCGGATTTGCTGATGTGGCGCATGCAAACACGAGTAAAGCCAAGAAACTCGACCAAACAGCCATCAGTGTTGTTAAAGCAAATACTAATGGTTGGTACGTAGCAGACATAATATATGGTCGTTGGGACATCAAGAAGACTGCTAAGAAGATATTTGATGCAGTGGCTAAATATAGGCCAGTGAGTATAGGCATAGAGAAGGGAGCACTAAAGAATGCTGTCCTTCCGTACATCACTGACCTAATGAAGGCACATCAGAGATACTTTAGAATCGAAGAGTTGACCCACGGCAACCAAAAGAAGATTGATCGAATCGTATGGGCTCTACAGGGTCGCTTTGAGAATGCTCAGATAACCCTGAGTGAAGGCGAATGGAATACTGAGTTTTGTGATCAGTTATTTCAGTTCCCTAACCCTCTAGTCCACGATGACTTAATTGACTCATTGGCATACATAGACCAACTAGCGAAGATTAGTTACTACGTAGAATACGATGAAGATGAATATGAAGCACTTGATCCAGTTACAGGATATTAATATATGAACTTTGAATTTGAAGATGATTTTATCATTGAACAAAGCCTAGAAGACTGGGTTATTGATAAAGTAGACAACTGGCGTGATCATTACGACAGTAACTATAAAGAGAAATTTGACGAATACTATCGTCTTTGGCGTGGCATCTGGGATGGCTCAGATTCTATGCGTAACTCAGAACGCTCTAAGATTATCTCTCCTGCACTACAGCAGGCCGTAGAGTCTTCAGTAGCAGAAGTAGAAGAAGCTACGTTTGGTCGTGGTAAATGGTTTGACATTAAGGATAACCTAGGCGACAAAGACTCTGCTGATGTACAAGTCTTGCGTGGTC